AGTCCTTGTTTCATATTGTTATTGTTCCATTCCTTGAGTTGTCACGCCACCCATTTCAGCAGGTGCTGTTCCAATGCGCCCAATCTCGGCGTTCTGCGCCTGTTGTAGCTGGAATTGATACTGGCTGGCATACTTCTGCAAGCGACCAGCAAAAGCCTCGTCTTGCTGCGCCCTAGCCGCAACATCGGGCTGCTGGACGTAAGCCTGCACCATCTGCATTGCAATCTGTGCTCCGTTTGGTTGGGCAGGAACTTCAATGCCAGCGAATATCTTAGCAAGGTCATCGGTTACATTTTTTGCTACCTTCTGCTGCGCTTCCTCAACAGGCTGCAATACGTAGTCGGCAAAGATAGGATTGATTGACGATGCGGCAAACTCAAGGAGCTTGTTCACATCGAGGATTCCATTGCGATCCAACTGAACAAGTGATACCATGTTCTTCAACTGCGTCTCCGCCGTCTCTGGGTCACTAGACAATGAGTCAAATGATACCATGATTGAAAAATCCTCATCAGGGCTACCCTTGGTCATTACTTGCGGGTTTGGATTGCCGGTAACTTGGAAGAATACTTCATCTGGCCCCATTCGCTGATAGAGCTTCCATGCCATTGTAAGAACGTCTTTAACATGGTCAAGAAACTTGCCGATATAATACTGCTGACGTGCCGATGAGAGCGGATTTGTAAGGTCCAATCCGATGGCACGATCAGCTTGTCCACGCATGGAAAGCTCGCTTTCAACAGAGCCGTCATCCCGTGGAGGAATAGGGCCGAAAGCAATTTCACCTAGCCGACGATATGGAACCCTGCGTCCAGGTCCCCAATCAGATGGAGGACGACCAGCAGGGTGCATAATCGGTGGTAAAGTAGCAAGAGATGCGCGGTCAATTCGACTGTCACGCTCGGTCTTGATTTGCATCTGAGGACCGCGTAGAATATCAGAGAACGTCTGAACTTCATACATCCGTTTTTGGTCATTAGCTAAGCGAGTTACCACAAATGGATAATCATCGTAGCCATTGAGCAGCTCATGCTTGGCGAATCCTTCTGTCTGCGGATGGAACACGGTGCAGTAAATACCCTCGGAACCGTCCTCTTCGTCAATCAAACGCTGGTATGCGTAAACAACCATTACAAGGTCATTGTCATCAGTAATTGGCAAGCGCGTTTGGGTCTTAACTTTCTCGCCATCGAGATACATGGAGTCTTTCCCACGCAGGGTTTTGATAGCATTGTCCACCCAATCTCTATCCCATCCTTCATTTGTCACTTTTTTCTCAAGCTCCTGCGCTGTAAGGAATGTTCGCCAGAACATGTATGGTGCGCGTTGTGGGTCTGAAATGTAAGATGGGAACATTACTTCGCCATCGGGAGCGCAAGCATAGACAACCGGACAGTCAACCGTTTGGCGAGGAAGTGGAATCTCAGCCACTCCCATCTTCCGCAGGTCTTTGATTGCCTTCTTTGCTCGCTTAGTGGAAAGGTCAGGGAAAGAGTCTTGAATCAGATTGAGCAACATGGTGTCATCTTGTTCGCTGAGAATCAACTCTACAAGGTCTGGTGAGGCTTGCCCAATCTGCTCAAGGCTAATGCTTTGCAGGTAAGAACGCTTTTCGCGGTTCCAACCAACGTAGGAAACCATGATTCCTTTTTCCATTAGGTAGTTTCCAGCAAGCTCCATCTGACGCTTAAAGTCGGGAATGTAAGATGAGCGCATCCACTTGAGGAAGCCAGAAACAACCGCAGCTTTAGGCATTGCCGCCATAGATGTCGGGAACGCTTTGATATGGGATCGAGCAAGTGCTTGGTCAAACAGAGCAACATACATGTCAATGCGCTCACCAACCACGTTCACTTCTTGGTCAGATGCACCTTGCCATGGAAAAGCGTTAGCTCCGTTCTTGCGTAGGTCATCAGATTTTCCATCCCAAATGTTTCGACGATCATTGTAGGAGCGCAAACATGACTCAAAATAATAATCCAAATCAATTAGGCAAGTATCGTAAGCATCTGATAATGCCCCAATATCAGGCTTTTTGTCCACGTAAACAAGGGACTCATCTTCTATTTGTTGAATTGGATTCATGGCATATATTGGTAATAATCACCAAGGTCGGAATTGACTAGAATAACATCAACTTCTTTTCCTAGCAAGCGTTTTGACATTTGTGCTGGAACTTTTACGTTTACACTAAATCCTTCAATTCTTCCTTTCACCCATGTCGGATTGTTGCAAGTGCCTACAATCAACGCTTTTAATGAAGATTCTAGGATATTTGGAATTTCTTGGATTGCAGTTTGAACAACCTTTGCTGGCCGTCCTCGTTTTTTAGGTTCTTTTTTTGTGCTCATATTAGTAACCTCCTCCGCCCTGAGTTGTAACCAAACTTACAGAATTGTCAACATGATCTATTCCTGCAATGGCCGCGTAACGTAAAACGTCGATAACATCCTTCCATGCTTCTTTCAATCCACCTTCGCCAGTGTATTCGGATAATCCTTGGATGATATTCTCGCAATCGGAGCTAATGTAGAAATGCGGTCGATTGACAGAATCCAACGGCTTAGTTGTATCCCATGCCATTTTCCCGATCAATGCTTGCAATCCATCATCAATGTCTAATCCTGGGGCTGGAATGCAAACTATGCCGGCATCATTCAAATCCTCAATAATTGACGACGATCCATCCTGCACTTGATACTTTGCAGCACCAAGTCGAGGGTCAATCAATCGTTCAAAGATTTCATCCTCACCCTCAAGTTGCTCGATAAGCTCCACGTAGTCGCGAATTCCATAACCTTGTCCTTTAGATCCCTCTCCAGGCATCCATTTACCACCTCGCCATTCTGCCCAGTCACCTACTTCCACCCCCGGCCACTCACGGTAAACCCACATTGTGCCGCTCTCATCTACTGCAATCCAGCACATGAACCAGTTCTTCGATCCAGCAGGGTCGATAACATGATAGCGGGTAATGTTTCGAGTGGGAATCTTGTCTGGTTCCACCACGTTGACGATCTTGTTGAATTTAGGGAACTTAGTAGCGTGTGACTTCATCGGCACCCCATAGGCGCGAATAAGAATCTCCTCTCGACTTTTTCCTTTCAACGTCTCTTTAATGCGGTCGTATCCACCAAAAGCGTTGTCTTTAGAATGAAAGTAATGCACGGAAGCATTTAGCTTCTTTGATTTCTGCACATACGGAACAAGCTCATTATTAAGCAGTTCTGCTTCACGACTTTCAATGGTTATCGCGCCATCCAAATACTCTTTAATTACTTCCGTCCAGCCATCAATAGGCGTAAACGTCACTAGCATTTTTGAGTTGCGAGTTGCCAACCTGAATCTGAGCGTGTTTATCAGTTCTGGGCCAAGAAGATACTCGTCCAGCCATACTCCAATATTGTGCCATTTAGGATTCCTAGAACCAAGCTCCGCGCCTTCCAGAATTGTTGGATTGTTTTGATACTGGGAATACGTTTTGAAAATAATCTGTGAACCGTTTGGGAGAATTAGCGATGAATCGGTAAAGCCAGTTTTCTTTTTGTAGGAAATGTAAGCATTTGCACTTGTGAACTTTGTCTTTAGATACTCTGGGAGCCAAGACCACACCGCGCTTTGTTGCTGGCGGATGGATACCTCGGACGTTTGGGCGAAGCAGAATATCTCGGAGTTGGGGTTTTCCACCGCAGCACGGACAACGGAGAACGCTCCCCACTGGGTTTTGCCACTCCTGTTACCGCCAAGTGCTAGGATTTCGTTTACCTCATGCAACTGCTCCTCAGCCTTTGTCCAGTGTGGTAAGCGAAACCCATACTGATACGGGTCTTTCTCGGCGTTTTCAATCGCTTCGTGGTATATGCGATGTATTGACAACACTTCCTCGGGTGTCATCTGAACTAACTCATCATCCGTTGGTGGAGTGAGGATTTGATGCGCTCTCCAAATCATAAGTTTTTTATTACAAAATTCGACGATGTAGATCCCATCCTTTAATTTCGTAAACACGTTGGATGAATTGTCCCAATAACTCAGAATTCATCCATCCTTTATCTGTTAGATGTTCAATCCAATAAACCAGTGCCTCATGATCGGGAATGCGACTTAGCTTAATGTGATACGGATAAGAAACATTAATCGTAATATATCCCCGCTTTTCATCATAATCAAAAAACGAGTCCATTTTTTCCTGATGCTTATTTGTTTCGTTTTCTATTTCGGAAATCGTCATTATTCTTAATGATTTCATTTCTAACTTTTTTGTCTGCGTGTTATTTTTCATTTGATTTTAGTATTCTAGATTGCCTCATATGACTTCAACGTCAACTACTTTGCCCTTGGCAATGCGGCTCCTTGCCTCGTTAATGAGGTTTGCAGCGTCATCTAGGCTAGCACCCTTGCGATGCTCAACAACGGTCGTAGCCATGCCCGTAAGCTGCGCTGCTTTATCGGTAAGGATACCAACTGTGATTGCTAACTTCTCGGGGGAAATCTTAGCGAGGCTTTCAGGATCGTTAAATAGTTGTGTTGCGCGTTCAAATAGCAAATCGGTGTATTCCTGCGCGGCAATAGCGTAGCGCATGGAGAATTCTTTTCGCTTTGTTTCTAGAGTGTCATTATGCCGCCATTCTAGCGAACGAATTACATCATGTCCAATTCCAGTTTTCTTGGAAATCTCCGTTATCCTTGCGCCTTGAGATAAAAGAAACAAAGCAAGAGCCGCCTTGTGGGGAGCGTAATGTTCTATGCTGTTACGTGGAAGCAACTTTGCTCGCTCCCTAACTTCAAGAAACCACTCGCTTTTGTCGGGGCGGTCATCGTAGTAGTTTTCTTTTAGTTTCTGGAGTTGTTCATTGCTCATAAGACTAGTTAAAAGTAATTTATTTTAAGTTCTGCCTAATCTTAATGGCTTTAACATCAGTCTCAGTCAAGATTTTCTTCTTGAACAATCTTCTTATTTCAGACTCTGGGTCACGACTTGATTCAATTTCAGGGAAAAGTCTTTCTACTTTTTCTGTTGTTGGAAGTCCAGCAATCAAAGATTCTTTTGGAGACAAAACAATTCCCTCAGTTCTCTTCCTATCCACATAAGCATTAACAACTTTTTTCCCAAGAATTGGATCTTGTGTAGTAAAATTTCTAATGTTTTGTTGGGTTTCTTGATCGTTTGCGCCAGTCAACTCGTCAAGAACTTCTGATGTTGTTTTCTCTTTAGTCGGATCAAATGGAACAGCCTTTCCTTCTATTAGATTGAGCGCGTCAATGCTAGAAAACTTTGCATCTTTAAGCATCGGAATGATTGTGTCATCAGTTTCACCCAATGTTTTTAAGTTATTCACATGGTTGACCATTATCTCCATGTTTCCTAAGTAGTTTTTTTGCTCGTCTGCAAGTGCGCTTTGGTATTCTTCTGGAGAAATTCTTTTAGCTTCTAGTGCATACTGCTTGCCAGAAATGGTTGACGAAATATTACTAATAGCCTCGCTAATAGCACGAGCTTTGAATCCAAAGCCTTCTGGAACTTCTCTTTTTTCTGATCTTAAGCCAGCTTGTTTTGTTAGCTTTTCCTCGGCAGTTTTATCTGGTCTTTGCAATGCCTTGATTGTGCTAGGCACAAGTTCTTCGCCAAAGTTTTTAGCTCTATCTGTTAGATTTCCAATTAAAGTTGGATCGTTTGAGATTAACTTTCCCGTTTCTCGATCTCTTCCAGAAACAAATGTATTCATTGCTTGCGCTGCAAATGACCCCTCGCCAACAAGCTCTTTTCCTAAAATAGAAAAAACATTGTTTGTTGCTTCTTCAGGATTTTCACCTCTCAATATCGACATAACAGGATTTGCCAATATTGTTTGTGGCAAATAATAAGCAGTGTTTACAGTCGTATATGAATTGTCTTTGTTTTTCTTAATAAAAAGAGGCTTGTCTCTTTCATAGTCTGGCACAACAGTATCGCGAAATGCTCTTTCTTGTTCTTCTGTTAAAGATTCACGATTGAAACTGTTAAGGCCATATGATGCCGCCGCATAAGCAGTTGTCATAGCCACTGCTCTTTTTGCTGCTTCCTTTTTTGCAGCGGTTAAATTCATTGGAATATCTTTGAACTCACTTCCAAGTTTTGAGGCAAGACTTCCGTTTGCAATTTCAAGTATAACTTTTGCTTGTTCAAGTTGAGTTCTTGCAAACTCAGCAGTATATGTAACAAATTGTGGCATTACCCCAGCTCTTGAAAGAGCTTTGATCTCAGGACTTATTGATTCGTAATTTGGATATGTTCTCGTAGTAAGTCTAGCTGCCATGTCTTTAAGTTGCTCATCCGTGGCAGTAGGCATCATTCTACTCAAGACAAGCATATTGTTTTCGTAATTCACAACCCTAAAAATATTGTCGGGAATCGAGTAGATTCGACCTGGTGTATCTGTTGCTTTTTCAAATGCTTTTCCTAAACGCTTGCCTTGAAGTCCAGCTTTGATGTCATCATATGCAATGTTGCCAGTTATCATTCCTCGTTTCTTCAAGTCCTCAAACTTTTGCAAAGTCAATGGAGGAGCTTCGTTAGCAAACTTTTTAATCACTGGCAAACTGCCTAGCTTTGTTCCGCTAAGTGTGCCTAATGCCATCTTAACCGCATTACCAAGACCAAGGATTGGATTCATTCCTGTTCCAATGGTTCCAGCAATGTTGCTTGGTATCTGAATCAGATAAGATGGAAGGTTCCCCAATACTTTTGATGACTTAAATGCTGATACCGCGGTGTCATAAATATCAGCAATTACTCGCTTTGTTACAGAGTTAGATTCTTGGTCTATTCCTCCAGCATAAATCTTGTTTAGTGCTGTTTGGATGTTTGGATCAACAAACAATTTTTCTCCATCAACAATAGCTTCTCCACGTTTAAGATTTAATGGCTGAAGTCCTTGCGCAAAACTAGGGTCTGAAGCTTTTACTGCCATCCCAGAATCAAGCAAGATTTTTGCGATTCTAGCATCAGCTTCATTATACTCATTGATTCGGTTAAGCACCGACATTGTTGATTCAACTCTTTTCCCTGGGTTAGTAATCAAACCAAGGTAATCCTCAAGTTCAGATGAGACAACTTTCTTCTGTTTAAAAACGCTTGGAGTTCCTGGTCCTTGCATAAATGTTGAGAAATCAGTTGGATTCCCCTTCATCTTTAAGTTTAGCTCTGCCAAGTAAGCATTTGTTTCTGACTCATCCAATGTTTCTCTAAGCTTCTTTTTTAACGCATCATACTTTTCTTTTGATGGCTTAT